GGTGGGGGACAACCCAGAGGATGTGTCACTGGGGGCGGCTGCTGCGCCAGTGTCAGTGGGGGCGGCTGCTGCGCCAGTGTCAGTGGTTGCGGCGCTGGCGTCAGCAGGTGTGCCTGTTAAGGCGCCACTAACGTATTGGCCAGCCTGCAAGCCGGCTTCAGATACGGCGGCACTGGAAAGGGCTTGCCCTAAATTACCACCGTTGGCAATCGTGTCAGCCGCCGAGATGGCAGGCAGCAATTCAGCGTTGCCAGTCGCCACGGCAGCCACTTTGGCGATTGTTCCAATTGGGTCATTGACTGCGCTTGTAACGGCGCTGTCAACCACGTTGACAGCCGTGTTTACGACGCTAGAAGCGACGTTGGCTACTGTGTTGACCACGCTTGATGCGGTATCTGCAACAGCATTTACTACCGCCGCCGCTGGCCCAAACAATTTTATCTTTCTGTTGCCACAATGCTCAAACGCACCAATTGGCAAATCAGGAATGTCTAAAAGAAAATGAGATTTCATACTTTCGCCATCCAGTTGTATTGGTGGCGATCTGAATGTTCTACTTTAACACCAAGGCGTTTTAGCATTTGAACAATCCCGGGATTGTCCGCTTTGCCGTACACGCAGCGAACCGGTGTTTTGCGAATGATGCTGATGAAATGAGGCAAGCTCTGCACCAATTGCATTGGGGAATCCTGAGTGAAAAGATGCAGTTCAGCATCTTTTTTGTCGATGTTTCGGATCAACAGGACGCTATTGCCTGCGGACATGATATGGCCTTTACCCTTTTGAACCACAGAAGCGACAAAAGCCAACACCTTTTCAGGGTTGACTCCATGTTGTTGGCAATCGGCAGTGATAATTTCTGAAGGTGTCATGTACGTATATCCTATAGAAAATTACCCATTTTATGGACCATTTACGGCCTGAGTTGCTGCTTTTGCCCACCCTTGCCAAGTATCAAACTGATCTGGAGCGGGTACGTTGAATTGGCTAAATATGCTGTTTGTCACCATAGATGAGGCAACCTGTTTCCAATTTTCTTCAGTGACGTAGGGGAACTGTTGGTCGCCAAAATAGAGGATCAGGTTGCCATTCCACTGCTCCCAAGTACTAAAGTCGGGCAGGAAATCAAGTTGCATCAGGGACGCTCATCGCCAAGTTCGGCAGTGATCATGATGCGGCCAAATTCAAAGTCGCCGTCCACCACGTTGCTGCGGAACTGCAAATTGATTAGGCGGTGCTCAACCCTCAAATCGATCTTGCCATCTGTATCTTGGAACACATAAGGCCCATCATCTTGTTCGGCGCCTTGCGCAAATGGGCGCCCGATCACCATCATCTCCATAGGCCCCACTTGACGGAAGTCAGGCTCGATCCGCGTGATGTGCATGCGGCGGTTTGCCGTGATCGTCACATCTTCGGCGGGGGTGCCCCCTACAAAAGAGATGTCACAGGTTTCAGCAAACGAGTCAATGGCGAAGACCCCATTGTCGGTGATTTTGTTTTTGCCATATTCGTGTTGCCAGATGGCATACCCGCCCAATGCTTGAGTCACCGTGGTCGCGTTGCTGATCACCGGGCTGGCAAATGTCATCACCGTGTACCCGCCGGAAGCGTTATCGGTAAATGTTGCGCCAGCGATTTGGTTGATCGCCGTAAAAGTGTTGCTTGCACTGTTATTGAACGACATATACGAGCCCGCTGGATTCGTTGTTTGGTCGCCTGACAATACGATTTGATACGCATTGGTTGATGGTGTGCCAGAGTGATTTGGTCCATACAATACAGAGTATGTTGCGCCGAAGCTGCCTGTGAAATTCCAATCACACCATACAGGGTAAGGAAACACTTCCGTCATGTAGCCACATGAGCGCTGCGACCCTTCAGCCATGCCCGCGTCATACCACGTCTGATCTTTGACGTTGTAGATGATGGCATCGTTGCACTCTGTCGATGTGCCGCGCGGGTAGAAGAACCAAACTTCGTTGAAGCGAGGCACCTTGGTGGCCCACACTTTTTGACGCTGGCTGTAGTTCAAATTGTCGAACAAGTAGTTCACGTTCTTGTCGTTTGGTAGAACTTGAACCACACCGTTGTATAGGTAGAATCGGTCAACACCCATCCAAAAATAAACGCCATCCATCTCGACCACGGAGTTGGACGACATGATCGAGGTGTTATTTGAAAGGATGTCATATCTCCAGAAGTACGGCGTGGTCGATGTAAACGACACTCGCACCAAAGAGTCTGTCGCCCAGAACAAACCAGCGGGGGACAGCGAGCCGCCACGCAAAGGCATACCGGCCACGATTTTGCCCGAAGCCATGTTTGTTTCGTTGGCCAGCGTACCATTCCAGTCGCTGAATGTGGATACATTGCCTGTTGGCGTATTGAAGATGACGTTATTGTTGCGCAGCAACCCGGACGTACCAAACACAAAAACAAACGGATGCAAAACAACCACACCGCCGGAGACATTGATTGGTTGGTATGTCGGGTATTGGCCTGAAGAATCCATAACTTGGGTCAGCACGTACTTGCCCGTTGTTGGGTCTGGCATGAAGCTGCCCGCGTACAAGCTCGTCACCACGTTGGAATCGACGTTGTTCAAATTTTGACCGGGATGGGCCAACAACTTAGAATTTCCATTGCCTGAAGAGTCATACCCGATGTCAAACTGCCAGAGGTAATACGGGTTTGATGCTAGGCTTCCGGGGATGTAAATTTCCACGGTGGTTGCAGTCGAAAACCCCGCTGCACTGGTCAACGTAATCGTTGTTCGATTGGTGCCTGAGTTGTAGGTTGGTGTCCCTGTCGTTGTGTAGTTGGTGCGCACATTGGATGTGTTGTACGACCAAAACACAGTTCCAGAAGGGAACGTAGACACCACATTGCCAACGACTTGAATCACGTTGGTTGTCAGGTTTGTCACCACGTAGGTGGTGTTGAATTCCACTTGAACAGGACCAACTCCAACACCTTGATCAGTGCCTGTGGTGTAAACTTCAATGCCGTTTTGGTTGCCCACGAAGATGTAGTTCACACCGTTCTGCGGGTTGGTGATGACACCGCGCGGGATTGCGTTAGGGGACGCAAACATTTGGCGGTAGCCATTCATCTTTTTGGCTTTGTTACGTTGAAACCGAATCCATTGGCCATCGCCAAATTCATCGCCTTCAAATTTTGTACCGTCGCGCTTGATGCCGGGCTTATTGGCAAGCGTAAAGATTTTTGAAGGTCCTTGTGCTGCTTGCTGTTGGTCTGCCATTAGAATTGGCCCCCAGTAATTAGGTCTGCTTGAATGCGACCAATAAATGTAGTGATGTAGTTGCCTGTGCCGCCAGTCACGTCCATGGTCGCAATGTTGTTGCTGCCCGCAGCAAAACCAAGCATCCCGTTGTTAGGCGAATACATGCCCGAGTTGGGGTCCGCTGCGAACGAATACGCTGGATTGACTGCTGTACCCCGCTGGACCAATTGAGTGCCCACGTTGGCCTGAATCAACGGCCACACATTGTTGCCATCGCTCAGGATGATGGCTTGGGAATTGCTTGCCAAGCTGAATGGTGTCTGGGATGAACCATACACTTGGAAATTGATGGAGTAGCCACTTTGGTTGGTGTCGTTCAACAGGTAGTACACCTGAGTCACGGCGGGCAGCTCGACCAATAAGGAAGATGCGCGGGTGCCGGCCAGCGCTGTGAAGCGCTGAATGATCGGCGTATTGCTGACCAAGTTGAGCGAAGCGCCTGAGATGGCGTCCACGTCATACGTGGCTGATGTGAATGTCAGGCTGTTTGGGCGTGATCGACCGACAGTGAAAAACTCTTGGACGGCAGGATCGCGGTTCACACAGATGAAGCATGAGTCGCCCAGAGGCAACGTCAAGCTACCCAAACCGTCAATCAGCGAAGATGAGCCCGTTGCTGGGTTGATGGTTAGCGCGCCGGTGCCGTTGTTGCGCACCAGAATGAACCAGCCTTGTGAGAGGCTGTTTACCGATGGTAAAGCCCAAGTACCAACACCACCATTCCAAACCAAACAGTTGCCTCGTGAGGCGTCATTGATGGCTGGCGCAGTGATGTATTCGCTGGTCACAAACGCAGCTTCAATCTTGCCTAAAATAGCCGCAGTGGAGTTGCCCGCCAGTGTGGTTGCATCGGCGGTTGAAGTGCCAGTTCCAAACTGCAACAAAGCCCATACACCAGCTTGAGTGCTATCATCCACAATGTAGGTGTAGAACACTTGGCCACCGTTGACGGTGAATGATCCCGTGCCATCAAAGCGCTGAAAAAAGATTGGATATGTGCCGGTGTTGCGGATCAGGATGTCTTGGCCAACAGATGCCTGAGTGGCATCGGGCAACGTGACTGCGTAGCCCGTGTTATTGGCAGTGAACTCCATGATACGTGCGGTTGTTTGCTGCGTATCATTGGCGTACTGTGGCCAATACAGTTGGATGCTTTGTGTGAGGGCAACTGATGCGTAACTCACATCAGTGGGCTGAATCACGTTGCCGGTAAAGGCGGAGGTGTATGTTGTCATGGTTCTTGTCTCACAGTGTTACGATCAGCCATCCGACGTGAATCTTCACCCTTGATGGCGGCAATCGCGTCATCGTAGTAGCCTTTCCACACAGAAATTTTTTCCAAGCTCTTCAAGTAGCCTTGTGCTTGCAACAAGGTACCATACAGAAGAGCTTGTGGTGCTTCACGAGTCCAAAGATTTTCTTGGTTCTCTTCGTCGAGCGGCTGGATGCGGCTGTAGTAAATGATTTCCAGTGGGTACGATTGATCTGGTTTGGGTGCCAGCGCCCAATGATCATAGTCATAGTCGCCGTAGTAGATGGGCTGTCCAGCATCTGATTCAGACTGGAACTGAGTCACGTAGTCCATTGAGCGATTGGTGACAGGGACGCCGTTGATCTTCATGCTGATCGTCTTGCGCCAGCGCACTGGTTTTTCCAGCACAAAGTTTTCCGGCTCCAGCGTCGTGTTGACCACGTTCAATTGGAGCAGTGTTTTCAGTTCAGCCGCGATTGCCTGTTCAGTCATCATGATCAGGCGCGGAATCTGTGCAAGAAATTGCGCGTCGTTCCGTTCTGAATAATTGATGACATCCTGAACAAGGCTGTCATAGGTCATCGCTTGTGCTGTCATTTATTACTCGTACAAGATGTTGATTGAGCCAGCGTCAAAGGTGTCCGTGCCGTTGACTGTTGTGATGACTACTCGGTCTAATGCTCCTGCAAGCGATATTACTCCCGCACAATAACTTAAAGACGGTTGAACAGAATCTGCTAATTGTGATGAACAAGTCCAAATATTAGAGCTA